CTGAATCGACTTGGTTTCCCCGAGATGGCCGATGGACATGTTCGCGATGTCTGTGAAGCTGGGCATGTTCGCTCACGACTTCCGTTTCTTCGCCTTCGCGGCTTTCGGTTTCTGAGCTGGCGTGTCTTCCACGGCCGGCGGTGGCGATGGCTTCATCTGCCCAGTCGCGTAACGCCTGCGCCGCGCGTCGTACTGGATCGCAACTGGTCGAAAAGACATGGATCACCTTCTAATCGAGCGGCAGACCGTAAATGCTGATGCGCGCTGTCAAAGCCCCGGTATTGCCCGTCGAAAGCGAAAAGTACGGCGTGAGCGTCTGAACGTCAGTGGCCGTGGCCAGAGCGATCAAAGCTGCCAGTGCCGGCCTTACGATCTTGCCGGCGCCAGTCATGTTCACCCACGACTGCGCCGCCGCGACGAAGATCCCGCCGGCTGGCTTGTCCACGGCGTTGTAAATCCCGCCCAAGCACGCGACACCAAAAGCACCAGTGACACGAATGCCTACGATATCAGTGATGACGTAATTCGTGCCGCTGAACAGTCGCGTGAACACCTGATCGGTCGTGATCGCCATATTAGCGCTCCGAAGCTCAAACAGCTTCTGCACCGTACTCCCGAACGGCATCGCTAATCGTTGCCTCGTCATGATTCACAGCCTCCCTACGCGGTGCCACCTGAGCGTGCCAGCCGCCGCGGCCGTGATCGCCCCGATGAAATCCCCTTCGCCAAGGTATATCTCGATCTGATTACCAGCATGAAGCGGAAACCCGCCCTTGCCGCCAGCCGAAGCCACCGTCACATCGTCGGCATCCGCAGAAGTCGGCCGAACGCGCAGGAAGACCGTCGCCTCTTCGCAGGAGATCGCGTACCGGCCACCAGCGCCGACTGCAACAGCAGCCGCGGTCACCGCAACCGTGGACGACACGGCCAAGCTCTCCTGCTCGCCGCTGCGAATGTCGAGTGAGTCATCGACGCGCATCACGACACGTCCTTACCACCCGACTTACTACCGACGAGCACCCGCAGTTTCTCGCCCTGCTCCACTCTCTCCGCGATGACTTCCTTTTGTTTCGCGGCGAGTTCTGGCGGGAGCGCCGCGAGCACTTCTTGCGGCACGGACGATTGCGGACCTTCTACGACCACCGGCTTCGGAGCCGGACGCCATCCACCGTGCCTTATGTAATCAACGTCGCTCGGCAGAATCTCGTTCGCGGCCTTCGCTTCGCTCCACCAAATCTGCTTGTACGCCAGTACCTGCCCGCGCGTCACGTTCTGGCCGTCCTCAAGTACATGGCGCCTTTCGGAGAAATTCTGCGCAAGCACCGCGAACGGCACGCCCGCAAGCCGGTGCTCTGCGCCGGCCGGGTAATGACGACGGGACGCAGGCTCCCCGTGCGCGTGCTCGTAACTCTCCTCGTTCGTCGTAACCTTTACAATCAGTGGCGGTAATTCCTTCAACCTCGGCATGCTTTTCCTTTCCTTTCAAGTACGGGGGAGAGGCTTTCCCCTCCCCCGTGGATTCGAGGAGTGTTACTACGACGCGACCGTGTGCCCAACCGGGTAGTGGATCGTGTTCTGAAGTTGCGGCACGATGTCAGTCGTGATTGACCCGGTAGTCAGATCGCCACCAGTCGTCGTATATCGAGCCGACATGTAGCGGTACTTGTACACCGGCGAAATCTCCACCTCAACGTGGTCGCCGATCGCCGCTAGAGCCGCGAGAATGCCGACACGTTGAGTCTTCGTCGGCGTTCCCCCAGTCTCTACATCCGCCTTCGTGTTGGAGAAACAGAGATCAACCGTGATGGTCGAGTCAGACCCGGAGTCAGTAAACGCCACATTCACGACCGACTGCACGTAGAGCGGCCGACCCGCGCCAATTGCACGCGCCACCTGCAAGTCGTAGACGTATGTCGAGAACGCGGTCGCCGTGATCGCCTGCGCGGCCGACAACCTCGTATCAATGTCAATTTGTCCTGCCATTTCAGGTCTCCTTTCTAGGTGATTCGAGCCTCGGCGTTGCTCATTTGGTCCATGATCCCGATCGGAATCGTGTTCTGGAACATCTTGCGCCGACGCCCGTCAATGTTTTCGTAGGAAAGATTACCGCCCGCCTTCACGGCGTCGCGGTCCTGGATGTCCCAGAGCGACGCAATCGTGCGGTTACAGTAGATCCGGCAGCGTGGCCCCGGACCCTTCCTGAGACGCGCGAGACCGCGCATTACCAGCTCCGTGAAGTTCGCGGCAGAAGCGTCCTTCGCGACCGCCAGCGAGATGTCAAGGTTGCCGATGCGCACCACGTCGTCCCACTGCTCAACCGCGATGCCAAGGTGCCAGGAGAAGTACCGGCCGTACACCAGCATGTTCCCGAGCGTCGCGTCACGCTTGACGTACTCGCCGAGATCCTGGTAGTAGAGACCCGCCTTTGAGCCCTTCGGGTGAATGAAGTGCGCGGCGTCATCGCCCCAATTGACGATCAGGATCGTCGCGTTGTCGGTCTGGCCGCTCGCCGACCCGCCGAGCAGCACGTTCTGCCCGTTAACGGCCGACGTGCTTGAGTAGCGCGTGCAGTAACCATCGAACTCCAGAGTGACAGACGCAAAGCTCCCGTAGAGAGACGTTCCGGCGGCTTCCTGCGCCGCACCTTCCGCGTGCGCCTTAACCTGGCCGGCCATGTACCCGGCCGCGTTTCCGCCGAAGTCAGCGACTGTTTTCGCGACTTCGATGAACTGCTGCCCGATCGCCGATGTCTCGGTGAACTGCGCAGTGGTCGCTTTGGTTGGGATGACGTACTGGTTATGTCCGGTCCACGACATGCCAGGCAAGGACGATCGAGAAGTGATCTGGTGACCACCTGGCCCGTTCTCCTCGACGTACACGCCGTCGTGGATGAGATCGTTTTGTTGATCGAGGATTTCCATGATCCTCGCCTCTGCGCCATTGGGATCGAGCGTTTTCATTCGATCCGCAATGTTATGCAGAGTGCCTATGGCTGTTGCCATTCGCTAACTCCGTTCATTGTTTTGGTTGTGCCTTCGCAAGCGATGGAGAGAATACGTCAGCATTCGGAAGCTGAACCGCGTTGCCAAGAGGCGCTCCACCACCACCGGACATTTTATCCGGCTTCGCAAGTCGCCCGAAGTCCCTGAGCACACGCACCAGTACGCGGTTGCTGCCTGTTTGCGTCTTCTCGCTGAACTCGACGAACTCCTGTTTCACTTTCGGATCTAGTAAGTTGAGTGCGCGCTGCACGTCCGCCTCGGTCGCCGGCGCGTTGTCGCCGCCGAGATCCGGGTCCGCGAGCGTCTCGGCCTTCCACTTCGCGCCCTGTTCCGCGATCTCGTCCGTGCGAAGTTTGCCGTACACGTCGCTTACTTTCGCAAGCATCGAGTGCTCGCGATCGATGAAGAACTGAGTCTGTTCCGGCGTCAACCCGCGCGCCTTCGCGTCAGCCGCAATGCGGTCAACATCGGCCTGATCAAGCAGCGAGTCCTTCGGAATTGCGAGCTTGAATTCAGCGGGCACTACGGGCGCTAGCGCCGCAGGAGCTACCAGCGCCGGCGCGACCGGAACAACAACAGCGGGGGAAGGTGGAAGGGACGGAGATTGGTCAGCTAATTTGGTGGCCGTACCCACTACATCCCCCGCTGGTTTAATGATTGCCGGCGCCTCTGGCGTAGCCGTCGCAGTAGTCATTGCGTCACTCCTCTTTCGCGTTCTGTTTCTTTTCGGATTCCATTAACTGCACGAGGTCGTACATGCGTTCATTCTCCATGAGGAGCCATAAGTCAGGACACGCCTCCTCGATCGTCTTCTTGATCTCACGCCCGATATCCTGTCGCCCGACGTTGTAGTGAATGCCGGCGCTCGCGCTCCACGGGCTCATCTCAAGATAGCAGCGGTCAAGGATGATCTTGATCACCCGCCTACTGCTCTCGTTCGTGATCGTCGCACGCATATCGCCGTCATCGACGTTCAGCCTGCGCGGGTCGATCGTGGATTCAGGCGTCTGCTCTTCTCGACTCAAATCACACCGCCGTCGTTTTCGTGACAGTGATTCCCATCAGCGCAATGTCGGTCGCCGCCGCAGTTGTCCCGGTGATCAGCACGTACAGAGTTTCATTCGCCGCCATGACCTCCGGCGTCGTAAGCGTCTTCGAAGCCGACACGGTTGCGTCAGCCGTCACCGATATCTGGGTGATCGCGCCCAGGCTTGCGTCGGTAATGTCCGCAGCCACCGCCGTGTGCTTGCGCAAGGACGCATCGAGCGTAGCGATGTTTCCGCCCGACTCGATCTGCCCGACCAGCGAGAACGCCGTGACGGTATCGCCGACGTTCAGCCCCGTCACCGGCACGATCCACGTACCAGCTGTCACGCTAGCCGGCAGACGCGCCGCGCTCTCTTCCACGTCAGCCGCATCTACAAGCACCCAGCCAGCACCCTCGCCGGCAAAGCCGATCGTCGCCGGAATGATCATCTGTACGCCGGTCTGTATGATCCCACCAGATACCGTGAGTGCTCCGGTAAGAACCGCCCCGTCTTGCTTCACTTCGAAAACGGTCTTCCCTGTCCCTGGGTCTGCGAAAGTGAATAACGAGTCTGCCGTCGCGTCTGCAATGACAACCGTCACCTCGCCGTCGTCGGCCGTTAGCGCGAGCGCACGCACGCGATAGAAGCCCGCGCCAGCGTAATCGTTTACGAACGTGCCAGACTGCACGTCGGAACTCGCCGTAAACGTGAATCGCGCGATCTCCTTGTACCCGTCCACGGAACGCGACGACTTCTCTACTAGCAACGTCGCGGTTAGCGCCGTCGGTGTGAGTGTTACCGTGAACAGTTCGCCGTGAGACGACACTCGCAATGCTTTGCTGGCTTGACCAGCTACCGTCAACGTGGTTGATGCAGTCGCCATGTTATTGCGCTCCTACTTCCTGTTCTGATTCCAGTTCGGCTTCCTGATTTACGCGTGACAGCACCGAGTCCGTGTCGAGATTCGCCTGCGATAAGTCTTTCATCGCGCTCGCTCCCTGCCTGAGCGCCGTCATGCGCATTTGCGCTTGCTCGGCATGAAGCGCACGCATCTTCGCTTGCCGGATCGCGGCCGTTTGCTCTGGGTCGTTAACCACACGCGCGCTGGCGCCCAACGCTTCAGCCAGTACCTCGACCGACTCATCCACGTTGATCTTGTCTTCCATGGCCGGGAATCCTTCTTTGAGTTTCGCGATCTCGAACAGGAACTGCCGGTCACCAGCGCGCGCCGCCATGCGCTGTGCCTGCGCTGCGATCGACGTATACTCGACAGAGAGCGGCGCGTTCTCGATCTCCGGGGGTGGCCGCTCGATCAGCCCGCGATTCCAGGCGATGATGAAAAGATCCGCGATCATCGGCGTCAGCGTGCTCGTTTCGATGCGCTCGCCGAACGGGCCGACCACGACATACTTCTCCATGTCGGCCGCGCGAATCTCTTCGGCCGTCGCACGTTGCATGCGCTCGTCGTAAAGCAGGGAAATGAATGCTTTCTTCAAGTAGGCTTCGTCGATCCGCGCAATTTTCCGGTCGATCTTCGTTTCGATACGACGGTAGTCGAATGCCACTTGGTACGCAGACTGCACGCCCGAGGCACCAGGCGGACCAGCCACCCAGTTCACGCCGCCCTGGTTGTTGTTCACGCCGCGCGCGCGCATCGATAGCGGCGCGTTCAGCACCGGATCGACTTCGCGGTCGAGCGCCTTCAGGCTCTTCGATTCCATCTTCTGAACCTGCCGCGAGTCGCCGAGAATGTAAGAGCCTGGCCCGCCGCAGCCGTAGGATGCTGCACCAATCACGCCGTAACGTAACCCGTAGAGCGGAAAATAATCGAAGCCAAGTTCCGCGAGATACTTGTCCTGGTCCATCGGGTACGAGCGCAGGTAGTCGCCGCCAAACGACGCCATCCCACTCTCGAAATGACAGCTCGCGTATCGCTTGTGTCGGGAGTAAATCGACGAGCGATCGTAATTCTCGTTCGGGTAGATCAGGTGCGTGACGTTTAGCCACGACTGCCAGTCGTCCTCGCGGACGCGATCCATTACCGACTCGCTCAGGTTGTCGCTCTGGAGTTCACCGCCAGACCACACGCCGAACTTCTGCACGATCTGCCGCACAGTTTGCGGATAGGTGCGCTTGAACACGCGCACGCGCCCCTTGTAGTCGTTCGCCCAACGGTATGAACCGA